GTTTGAAACGGGGGAAGGTGCGCCAGACTTTAAGCCGTCACAGCACGTTCACTATAGTAAATCAGATCTTGATTATACGCTGGACGTTAATCAAATATTTAACAACTTGTATGCGGAGTAGGTCATGGAAAAAGAAAGAGAATTGCCTCCAAGAAAAAAGGTAGGCCCATTTAATATAGACACGATGCCCCCCGGCACAAGACGCAGGGCAGAGGAAGCAAATAAGAGTGTTCGATCTCGTAATGTGGCTAGAGCTATGTCTTCTGCTGTAGATATCCCCCGTAGAGAAACGGGTGATCGGCCTGTTGTGACGAAAAAAAGAAGAGGGCAGCAGCCAACGCGAAGAAAAGCAAGATCCCTTCCTAGAAATGTGGCTAAAGAAATTGGTGTATCAGGGCCACCTAAAGGCACTAAAAGTAGCTTGGAAAGAAGTAAGCCTAAAGCAGATCCTATAAAAGTCACTAGTGGTGCGACTAAACCTACACCGCCTAAAGCAACAACAACTCCAAAAGTAACTTCTCCTCCCAAGGTCACAAAGAGACCTAAAGTCACAGGTAAAGGCACGGATAAGGCGTCTAGGAATGTTACTCGCGAAGGGCCAATGGGTAAGAGAACACTCGCAAATGTTACTCGTGAACAATTAGTGGCTGCTGGACTAACTACTGGACCTAAAGGATTAAAAACCTACCTAGATAAATATGATGAGTTAGGTAAAAGACCTAAGCCCTCTGATTTCAAAAAACCCGCTAAAAAGAAAAACAAACCAACATCTCCTGCGAGTGCAAGAGGCCGAGGCATTGTGAAGAAAGCGGGCGGTATGATGCAGTCCAAGATGTCCACTAAAGGCGGTATGATGGGCGGCAAGAAGAAGCCACCCGGTATGGCGGCTGGCGGTCTTAAATCTGCACCAGAGGGCAATAAAGGTCTTAAAAAGCTACCAAAAGAAGTCCGCAACAAAATGGGCTTTATGCAAGCTGGTGGCATGAAGAGAGGATATGCTGAAGGCGGTAATAAGCCTAAAGGCTACGCTGCTGGCGGCAAAAAGAAAGTCCGAGGCGCGGGTATCGCTCGTAAGGGTGTACGTCCAGCGAAGATGCGTTGAGGCACTACTATAAGAAAGGCGGGAAGGTTAAATCAGGAGGCAAGATATGTCCTTCTGGTAAGGCGTGGGCCAAGCGTACCTTCGATACCTACCCGTCTGCTTATGCAAATATGGCGGCTTCTAAGTATTGCAAAGACCCTAATTACGCTAAAAGCAGCAAAAAGAAAAAACCAACTTCTCCAGCGTCTGCTAGAGGCCGTAAGCGAGTCAGAAGCTAATGGCTAAAGATCCTAAAGTAGGGACAGGAAAGAAGCCAAAAGGCAGTGATAGAAGGTTGTATACGGACGAGAATCCTAAAGATACGGTGCCTATAAAGTACGCAACCGCACAAGATGCTCGTGATACCGTGGCTAGAGTCAAAAAGGTAAGAAAGCCGTTTGCTAGAAAGATACAGATACTTACAGTGCTAGAGCAAAGAGCTAAAGCTGCAGGTAAACATACACAAGCAGACATTGCGAAGCGAGGCAAAGAGGCTATACGTAGGGCTAGGAAGGTTAGCTGATGGGACAGTTAAAGCAGTGGCGTGACCAAGATTGGGTTCGTATCGGCAGCGATGGTGAGATCAAAGGGCCGTGTGGTACGTCAGAAAACAAAGAGAACCCAGATCGTTGTTTGCCAAGGTCTAAGGCGCAGTCTCTTAGTAAAGAAGAGCGGGCCACTACAGCACGTAAAAAGAAACGGGCTGGCGCACAAGGGCAACAAGTAGTGAGTAATACAAAAGCTGCTAAGGTCAGAACCGCAAAAGCGGGCGGTGTGATCCGCGAAAATCATAAAGGTTGCGGGGCTGTAATGAGCAACCGTAGAAAGAAAACTTTGTACGTAAGAGGTGCTAAGAATGGCTAAATTAGAGGTTTTTCAGAACGGTAATTTTTCTGATGGTCGGCCCGTATTTCAAGTCGGAAGCAAGAACGAAGATGGTACGTATACCATTGTTAACGCTAACTTGATGAGCGAAGAAGAGGCCAATGCAGTGCTAGCTGAATTACAGCCTGCGCCAAAGAAAGAAGAGGCACCCAAGAAAGCTCCAGCTAAGAAAGCAGCTAAGAAGAAGTAGATGGCTACCTCTGGAACAACTGCGTTTGACATGGACTTCACGGAGATCGCTGAAGAGTCGTGGGAACGTGCGGGCCGTGAAATGCGCTCTGGGTACGATTTGCGTACTGCTAGACGTTCTATGAATCTGTTGACTATTGAGTGGCAGAATCGCGGTCTTAATTTGTGGACTATTGACGAAGGCACTGTAACTCTTGTTAAAGGCACCTCTCAATACGATTTACCCGCAGACACGATTGATCTACTAGAACAAGTTATACGCACAGATAGTGGAGATCAGTACACACAATCTGATCTGACCATAAACAGAATAAGTGTCAGCACCTATGCGTCCATACCAAACAAGCTAACTCAAGGTAGACCGATACAAGTTTACATAGAAAGGCTGGTGGCTAACCCAAAGATAAATGTGTGGCCTGTTCCAGATAAGAATGATACGTACATATTTAAGTACTACCGTATGCGTAGGATACAGGACGCTGGCAGTGGCGTAGAAACTGCAGATATGAGTTTTCGTTTTTTACCATGTCTTGTTGCAGGTTTGGCGTATTACATCGCTATGAAAGATCCAGATTTAGCACCTCGTATACCTCTTCTTAAAGATGTTTACGAAGAGCAGTTTAGGTTAGCCGCTGAAGAGGACAGGGTAAAAGCACCAGCTAAATTTGTGCCTAGAATAAGCTATGTCTAGGAGGTTCGCGTCAAACAAAATCGCTATCGCTATGTGCGACATATGCGGCTTCCGTTACAAATTGCGTGAACTAAAAGAAATAATACGTAAGGGCAGAAGCACAAATTTGAAAGCGTGCCCCGAATGTTGGAGTCCCGATCATCCTCAGTTAAAGTTGGGTGAGTTTCCTGTAGACGATCCGCAGGCTATACGTGATCCGAGACCGGATAGGAGTTTGGGGGATTCGGGAATAAATAGTAGTAGACAGGTACAGTATGGGTTTAACCCAGTTGGGGCGGGCAGAGACCCCTTTGGTCTTACTCCTAATAATTTAGTAGCTACTGGACAAATAGGAACGGTAACAGTAACGACAACATAGGTGACCTTATGAAAAATACAAGTACGGTAAAGCCGGTAAAAAACGCCCCTAAGACGGATATGAAAAACGTCAAAACCACAGGCATAAAGATTCGTGGCACAGGTGCAGCTACAAAAGGCACGATGGCAAGAGGGCCGATGGCGTAATTTATGAGTATGACCTACTCAGAACTGACTGCAAATATACAAGATATTTGCGAGACCACGTTCACAAGCGACCAGCTTGCGCTATTTACAAAGCAGGCAGAGCAGACCATATATAATACGGTTCAGCTTCCGTCGCTAAGAAAAAATGTATCGGGCAACATAACGCTAGGTAATAAGTATTTAGCTGTGCCGTCTGATTTTTTGTATGTGTACAGTTTAGCTGTGGTTAACAGTGATGGATCTTTCGACTTTTTGCTCAACAAAGATGTTAACTTCATACGCGAAGCATACCCCACACCCGCATCTACCGGCACTCCGAAACACTACGCTAATTTTAATGATGAGACTTTTATTCTCGGCCCTACACCTAGCGCTAGCCTGACCGCTGAGTTGCACTATGGTTATTACCCTGAGTCAATTGTTACAGCAAGCACGCTGCCGTGGTTGGGGGAGAACTTTGATTCCGCATTGTTAAATGGAGCATTGGTAGAAGCTATACGTTTTATGAAAGGCGAACCTGATCTTGTGCAGATGTACCAACAGATGTATTTACAGTCGATTACTCTGTTGAAGAACATGGGCGATGGTAAATTACGTGGTGACACGTACAGAGAAGGCCAATATAAGCAATTGGTAACTTAATATGTTTATGAAAGCACCAGAAATAGAGATAGGGCAGGTTACGATAGCCACCACTGAATACAAAGGGCATGACCCAGAGTATTGGGCTGAACAGGCCACCAATCGTATTGTGAGTGTCGGTGGCAATTGCCATCCTG